GCTTCTGGCAACAAGCAGGACAGCATCAAGAAGTCTCCTACCTTCGACCACGCTGAGCACGAAGGTGAAGAAGTGATTGCTGAGGAAGAAGAGACTGAAACCATTCAGATCGATCTTTCTGCTGACGTTGCTGCTCTGACTGAGGGTGAAGACCTGTCTGAGGAGTTCAAAGAGAAAGCTGCTACGATCTTTGAGGCAGCAGTTGTTTCTCGCCTTAACGAAGAACTTGACAGAATCCATGGTGATTATGCCAAGGTCCTCGAAGAAGAAATTGAGACCGTAAAATCCACTCTTGCTGAGCAAGTAGACGAGTATCTGTCGTTTGCTGTTCAGAAGTGGGCAAAGGATAACGCTCTTGCCATTGAGCACGGCATTAAGACCGAGATGGCAGAAAGCGTCCTTGCTGGACTCAAACAAGTTTTCGCTGAGAACTTCATCGAAGTTCCCGACGAGAAAGTTGACTTGGTTGATGAAATGACCGAGCAACTCGATACTATGGAAAAGAAACTCAACGAACAAATCGAAGAGAACGTCTCCCTCACCAAAGAGGTCGGCGGTTATATCAAGAATGGGATCGTGAGCGAGCTGAGCGAAGGACTGTCTCTTGCACAACGCGAGAAACTTGCCTCCCTTGCAGAAGCAGTTGAGTTTGAAAATGAAGAGACCTTCCGCGAGAAGGTGGCGACTCTGAGAGAGTCGTATTTCTCCACCAAACCCGAAGTAACTACTGTTACTGAGGATGTTGAAGTAGAGAACGCACAGATCGGCGGCACTATGGACGCCTATGTGCAAGCACTTTCCCGCTGGGCTAAGTGATAACTAAACCCCTATTCCACCTAGAAATTAAAAGGTAAAAAAGCAAATGTTCAATTCCGAATCTTTGCAGGAAAAGTGGGCACCCATTCTGGAACACTCCGAACTCGATAACATTTCGGACAAGTATAGAAAGGCTGTTACCTCCATCCTGCTCGAAAACCAAGAAACCTTCCTGAAAGAGGAAGCAGGCATCCTCAACGAGGCAGCCCCTACCATGTCCGCTGGCACCGCTGGTTTCAGTGGTAGCAGCACCGCTACTGGTCCTGTTGCTGGTTTCGACCCTGTTCTGATCTCCTTGATCAGACGCTCCATGCCGAAACTGATTGCCTATGATATCGCTGGTGTGCAACCGATGACTGGTCCTACTGGACTGATCTTCGCAATGCGCTCCCGCTATGGCACCAACAGAACTGCTGGCACCGAAGCATTCTTCAACGAGGCTGACACTGAGTTCTCCGCTGAGAACGCAGCATCTGACCTGGGTAGAACTGCTCAGGCAGGTAGCAACCCTGGTCTGCTCAACGACAGTGGCACTTATAACACCTCTGGTGGTATGACCACTGCCGAGTCTGAGGCACTGGGCGACGCTTCTGGCAACCAGTTCGCAGAAATGAACTTCTCGATCGAGAAGGTCACTGTGACTGCTAAGTCCAGAGCACTGAAAGCTGAGTACAGTCTTGAACTTGCTCAGGACTTGAAAGCAGTCCACGGTCTGGACGCTGAGAGCGAACTCGCTAACATCCTCTCTACTGAGGTTCTCGCTGAGATCAACAGAGAAGTTGTTAGAACTGTCTACAAGATCGCTCGTCCTGGCGCTCAGAACAACACTGCTACCGCTGGTGTGTTTGACCTCGACGTTGACTCCAACGGTCGTTGGTCGGTTGAGAAGTTCAAGGGTCTCCTCTTCCAAATCGAAAGAGACATGAACGCAATCGGTCATGAGACTCGTCGCGGAAAGGGCAACATCCTCATCTGCTCTGCTGATGTGGCATCTGCTCTGTCCATGGCTGGTGTTCTTGACTACACCCCTGCACTGTCTGGCAACAGCAACCTTCTCCCTGATGACAACAGCAGCACTCTTGCTGGTACTCTGAACGGTAGAATCAAGGTTTATGTTGATCCTTACTCTGCTAACGTAAGTGACCGTCACTTCTACGTTGCTGGTTACAAGGGTTCTTCTGCCTATGACGCTGGTCTGTTCTACTGCCCCTATGTGCCGCTCCAAATGGTGCGTGCCGTTGGTCAGGACACCTTCCAGCCCAAGATCGGATTCAAGACTCGCTACGGCATGGTCGCGAACCCCTTCGCCGAAGGTACTACCCAAGGCAGCGGTGCTCTTACCGCTAACGCCAACCGCTACTACCGTAGAGTCCTGGTTGACAACCTCATGTGATCCATTCACAAAACTTTATTCAAGAGACCCTTCGGGGTCTCTTTTTTTGTACCTATGTAACGGGTTTGTAAAAAAGCAACAAATGTATATTACGATACCAAAACTATCATAAGTAATAGTAGAAACCAGCGAGGTGATGACATGCACTCAAACTTCTATTTGTTATGCAGTACATCTTATGGTGATCATCATGAAGAACATCGTATCACACAATCAATTAGATGAGTGGAGACATTTTGCTCAGACTATTGACGAGTTAGAAGCGGAGATGGACGACGTGAACGAATACTATGAATGTCTGATTGATTGCCAAGACACCCAATCGGTGTGTAAACGCATATGCAAGGAGATGCTTATGTAATGAAAACCGAACATACTATCCAAAATGGTGCCGTCAAGGCACCTTTTTTGTTAAATAGTTGGTATAATGTACGTAGAACTCTTTATGTGGGATACCATGGGACGTGGACGTATCAGCAAGACAGATATGCTTGCCCGAGTATACAAACTTAAAACTGAGTTATTCGACGGTAAGTACAGTCATAAGAATGGAGACTGGCACGATGGAAGGCACTCCGCTCTTAATGAAATGCTGGACATGCTCAACGAATACTCCCAATGAACCCTGATCAAAAGAGAGAGTTCTATAAACAGTTACGTGAACGGATCAAACAACTAAGGATGCAGCACCTCTTTGAGGAACCCTGCCCTTTGTACGAACCAGAGTGGGAAGAAGACCATTACTGGGACTGCCGTTTAACATACGACTACGACGAAAATGACTAACACCCCTATTAGTAAAGAAGAAGTGGAGGTAATGATTGCCGATGCAATACGCAGACACAATCGCAATGCTTCAATTATTTCAATGTGTGTTGGCTGGGTTGTTCTTGCACTTTTTGCTGAGGGTTTGCTTCGACTTATTGGAGTAATTCCACCAATCCTACCATGGTTGAACATAACATTGAACTGATTGGTACAGTAATTATAGGTATCCTTGGACTGTCATTGATAGTTCAGGGATATTTTATCGCGTCTGGAAGACATCAGTATAGACATGCTGAAAGAGAACAGACGAAGATGGACAAGGCACGCAAGCAAGTAGAAGAACTGTTTAAGGATAAATAACTAAAAAAGATCATGCCTGCTGATTACGGTGCTTGGAACAAACAGGTCGAGAACAGAAACTTTCTGTCACCGATCGGATTTAAGATGCAACTGGAAGGATACCCTAAGGTAACTTACTTCGCACAGTCTGCATCAATTCCTGGTCTGTCGATGAATACTGTTGAGCAACCTACTATAATGGGACGCCCAATCCCATGGGAAGCGCATGGTTTGAATTACGAACCGTTTAATATAACTTTCTTAGTTGATGAAGATCTCGAAAATTATCTTATCCTACATAACTGGATGCGTGGTATCGCTGGCGGCGGTGAGTCTCTTAGAGAGCGAGTGTCATTGGAAGAAGCAGATTATCCCGTCAGGTGTGATGGGTCTCTTGCCGTCTTGAATTCTAATATGCGGACTAACTTCTTTGTGACCTTTAAGGATCTCATCCCTGTTAGTTTGAATGCGTTAGAATTTAATGCTACAATAGATGGTACGGAGTATGCCACAGCAACTGCTGAGTTCAGGTATATCTCCTACGAAATCCAAGACATCGATGGAAACAGGAGGACTGTACTTGAATGACACTTGATGAAATTCGTGACATGTGGAGAGAGGACTGTGTTATTGACCAGAACGATCTCGACACTGAAAACTTTAAGTGTACCGTTATCCATGAAAAGTATCTGAACATCTGGTCTCAATTCAAACTGATGCTATCAGACGCTGAGACCAAAGGCAAGATGCTTTACAAAGCAAAGTTTGAATACTATTCAGGCAAAGCACCAGCAAAGGTATACGCTGACAAACCATTTAATCATAAGGTCCTCAAAGGAGACCTGAACACATATATCTGGGCAGACGAAGAGTGGTTACGAAACTCCCAGAAAATAGACTATCTTCAAACCTGTATAAATTACTTAGAGATGATTCTTAAACAGTTATCCTCGCGAGGATTTCAGATTAAGAATTTTATTGATCTGAGGAAAACAGGTGATTACTAGGATTACGAAGAAGAACGAAGTCTACATCAAAGTTAATACAGATCCACATGTACATCAGGAACTAGCAGATCATTTCTGCTTTGATGTACCCCAAGCAAAGTATATGCCCCAGTACCAAAAGTACAAGTGGGATGGCAAGATCCGTTTATACTCCCCAGCAACAGGGGAGATATATGCGGGTCTTTTTGATTATCTAACTGAATTCCTGGACAAGAGGGATTACCCCTGGCAAGTAGAAGAGTCTGAACACTATGGATCACCAACAGATACTGAACCTCTCATATCTCCTGAGGCAGTTGCGGGGTACGTTAGATCTCTGGGACTACCTTTTAAGGCACGAGACTACCAGTTACGAGCAATTTACCAAGCACTTAAAAAGAATCGCAGACTTCTACTATCCCCCACAGGATCAGGCAAGTCCTTAATCATCTATGCCCTAGTCAGATGGCACCTAGGGATGGATAGACAGTGCCTGATCATCGTCCCCACCGTTTCACTTGTTGAACAGTTATACAAAGACTTCCAGCAATACGGGTGGAAAGCAGATGCATACTGCCACAAGATCATGGGTGGCACCGAGAAGTATACCGACGCTGATGTGGTTATATCTACTTGGCAATCTATCTATAAGGAACCGAAGAAGTTCTTTAACAGGTTTGATGTGGTCATCGGTGACGAGGCACACCTCTACAAGGCGAAGAGTCTGTCAGGTATCCTTACTAAAATGCATGACTGCAAGTATCGTATAGGACTGACAGGTACTCTTGATGGTATGCACACGCACCAGTTGGTGCTAGAAGGATTGTTTGGTAGATGTGAACAGGTTACTAAGACAGTAGACCTGATGAAGAAAGGACATCTCACACCTCTGCAAGTGAAGTGTCTGGTATTGAAGCACGGATACGTGCCCTTTGATGACTATCAACAAGAGATGGATTACATCGTCAGTCATCCTAAGAGAAATAATTTGATTGTGAATCTGGCAGCAGATCTGAAAGGCAATACACTCATCCTATTCAACTACGTCGAGAAGCACGGAGACCCTTTGTGGGAGATGCTAAATACTAAGGTGAAGGGCAATCGTAAGTTGTTCTTCATTCATGGCGGTATTGATGCTTACGACCGTGAAGAGGCGCGAGCAGTATGTGAACAAGAGAAAGATGCAATCATTCTCGCTTCATACGGTACGTTCTCAACAGGGATCAACATCAAAAACCTACACAATGTTATATTCGCAAGTCCATCTAAGTCCAGAGTAAGGAACCTCCAATCTATTGGTCGTGTCCTTAGGAAAGGTGAAAACAAGGCACAGGCAGTGTTGTATGACATCGCTGATAACTGCGCCCGAGGATCCAGAAGTAATTATACCCTTCGCCATCTTGGTGAAAGATTAAAAATTTACCAAGAAGAATCGTTCAATTACGAAATCAAGGAGATCAAACTAAAACATGATTAGTTACATACGGCACGACGATCAGTTCTATGGAACTATGAAACTCACAACAGGTGAAGAGATCCTGGGTGAGATTCTTGTGACAGAAGATCCTGAGACGAAAACAGATTTAATCTTTATTCAAAATCCTGCTAGGACTAAGGTTGTAGAACTTGATCCAGATAAGGACGCCAAGTCCCAAAAAGTTGCTATGGGATTCATCCGCTGGATGAACTTCTCAGAGGAAGATTTCTACGTTGTACCAGAGAACCAAGTCTTGACGATTGCACCTATGTCACCAGAAGCGGTGATGATGTACAAGCGTTGGGTCCGTAAAGAGATTCATAAGGAACCAGAAAGGAACCCAGAAGTACCCATGAATGAAAGCATGGGACTGATCGGATCAGTTTCTGATGCCAGAAAACTCTTGAAGAAGATCTATGACTCACCTAGTTTCTTTAAGTAACTAGCTATACTGTGTCTCTGAACCCTTACAGTGTTGAGTATAATTATTATTGATCACCTTGTCAAGCTCTTGACGATTGGGGTGTGAAAGTGTTAACATTATGTCAACCGTGAACAACCTTTATGTCGGTACTAATGCCACGGAAGTCCACCAAAAAGAAAGAACACTATGTAGATAACAAGCAGTTCCTTCATGAACTGATTATCTATCGTAACAAGTGCGCTCAGGCAGCAGAGGCAGGTCAACCCAAACCTCGTGTGTCAAATTATATTGGTGATTGCTTCTTGAAGATCGCAACACACCTATCGTATCGTCCAAACTTCATCAACTACATGTACCGAGAGGACATGATTGGTGATGGTATTGAGAATTGTATTCAGTATATTCATAACTTCGATCCCGATAAATCGTCCAACCCGTTTGCATACTTTACACAGATTGTGTACTATGCATACCTTAGAAGGATTGCTAAGGAGAAGCGACAGCAAGCAATCCGAGAAAAGATTCTGGAACGAAAAGGATTTGAAGAGGTCTTCCACACAGATGACCTTGACAACATGAGTGATATGAACTACATTAAGTCCAGAGTGGAAACTAACACCAGGTACTCCTAATGAACGACAAGTACATGTCCAACTATTGGCGTGGTGGTACAACTAAGGATCGCATCGCCGAACTTCTAGCAGAACTTTCTGATCTCACAGGTGGTAAATCGTTTTCTAAACGTACGGTTTCTTCATATGGTAAAGATACGGTGCAACTTGTGGTAGAATAT